ACAATTGCATCAAGATCTCTTACTTGAGCTTCTGCTGTCTGCAAGTCGTATTCCCTAGCGGGTCTAGTTATTACCTGTACAATTTTAGCCATTAACTGCTCCCCATTTCTGCTGCTGTTCCACTACCTTCCATAAAATCTTTATCTTGAGCAAAAGAAGATTGATATCCTCCTCTACGATCAGCTCTATTTTGAGCCTGCATTTCTCTAGCTCTATCTTCTCTTGCTTTTGCTTCTTTAGCTTTTAATGCTTGTAAATCTTTTACTCTTTGTTCAAGTGCTGCTGATTTCTTTTTCTTTAAAGTTTTTTGTATTCTTGCTATTCTTTTATCAATAGCTTCACCTAAACCTGCACTACCAAACATAGATACAGGATTGTATCCAGCCATAATACCACTTTGAACACGACCTATATCATCTAGTCCAAACTCACTTCCATAAAAATCTTTCATTAATGTTTGTTCTGGACTCATTGGTTTAAGTGCATTAAGTAAAAAACCTATGCCAGGTATACCTGTTGCTAAAGATGCTATGCCACCAAAAATTGTTTTTCCTAAATCAACACCTTTACCTATACCAGACTTTGCTTTATCAATAATAGTATTTCTAGGATTACCTTTTTGCATTAAAAAATTATCTATAATACCTGTTCTAGGATTATTTAAAAATTGAGGATTTTTCATTCGGCTTTTTAAACTTGTAGGTGCATCTATAAAATTAAATCCTGGTATTTCTTGGTAAGGTTCATTTTCTATTGAACGATAAGCTGCAGCTCTCATAGATCCTGGATCCATTATTCTATCTATGTATGGAGTAGACATAATACCTGTATTAGATGGAGTTACTTCAGCCGCTTGTGCTGTTCCCATTCTTGAAAAAGCACCTTTTACTCCACCTCTATTAATAAAATCTAACATAGCACTACCTGTGCTTCCTGTATCTTGGTCAGGTGTAAAATTATATTCTAGACCTTTACGTCCTTCTGGACCAAAATCATATTTTCCTATGCTTCCTGCTAATCCAAAATCAGCAGGACGGTTTATAGCTAAATCCATTAAACCTCCAGTAAATCTTCCAGCAGAAGGAACTAAACCATATTCATCATAACCAACATTTCCTTTAGTTCGTCCGGCCTCTATTTCGGTCATTCTATCTTGCATAGTTTGAGTCATAAAAGGATCTTGATATCCTAAAAGTCCTCTACCAAAATTTATAGCAGGCGCACCAATGGTTGCCATATATTCATAAGCGCCTGGTAATTTTTTTGCCATTATCTTCTTCCGTCTGGTTGTATATCTAACCTAAAAGTTCCTAATTTCCAACTCTGATTAGTTGTTGTGTTTGCTACCTTTAATGCAATAGCTCTAGCTCTTGCACGTGTATCTACCTTTTTAGTAGAAGAGGATACTGTAAATGGTCCAAGTGATGAGCTAACTTGACTATCGTTTGGAAAATCTCTTAATTGTAATGTAACTTGTGTATCACCTGTTTGAGATATAAAGTCAGGTACAAATCTTCTAATCTTCATAAGATACTCACCATCTCCTCTAGTATCAGCTATTCCTGTTTGTTGGTTACCTACTGTTCTTTGAGTAATATCAAAATCTCCAGATGCTATATTTGCAACAATTGCAGTTATAGTTCCATTTCGATTTTGATCTGTTCCTGTTTCATGTTCATAATATGATGTTTTACCTTCTGTATTACCTACAACATCAAAAGATGTATCAGTGCTTGCATCGTATTCTGTTGCATGAGGTAAACCAAATACTGCAGAATCTCTCCACATAGTTCTAGCAAGTGTGCCTACTGTCCATACAGGTCTTTGTGGTGATGAATCAAAATAATTATAACAAACCATTTTGTTAACAACATCTGATGTTCCAGAAGGATAAAACCACATTACTTCACCATAAAGATTATTTAATCCAGCTGATACCATTTGATTACCTGATGTTAAATTTATATCATCATATACAAAGTCTTCAACTAAACAAGGTAATGATTCTAATCTACCACCATATCTAAAAAATCCATTTTTTGACATCCAGTATGCAGTGCCATCAACTTCAACACATGCATTTTGTCCTGCAAGTCCACAGTTAGTTCCAACTTGTGCAAAGGCAAAAGTAAAAGGTTGACCAACAAAACGTTGTGTAAATAAAGCGTTGTCTGTCCAAAGATAAATTGCATCTTTACCTCTTAGAGCTCCCATGATCCTTGATCCATCAGCCAGTCTTTGTGTGCCGGCAGTATTGGTTGCTGTAGGTATGTAAGTGTTAATATCTTCTTGGTCCGAGAACCTTACAAACATATCATCTTGTGTTCCCGTATCTCCAATAGTTGTTTCTGTTCCAAAAAATACTAAGTGTCTATCAGGTGTAGATACAACCATGTGTCTTGATGCAGTTGGTGCACCAGAAATAAGAGTTGCTCTTGTAGTAACAGCATTTGATGCAGAAGAATCCCATTCAAAAACAGGACCATCGTGAATTAAACAAATTGCTTTATCACCAAAATTATCTAGTGACCACATGCCCGGATCTAATGCAAGACCTTCTGATGTTTGTTGATTCCATGCAGTAAAGTCACTTGTGTTTGTAACTGTTGCTCCATCACTATGTGCTGCTCTAGTTGTTCCTCTAACTGCTCTTGTAATTCCTGTTAATGTTGTGCCACCTGTAACTCCTGTGTACGAAATTTCTTCTGTACCTACTTTTATAAAATTTGTTCCTGTGTCAGGAAATTGTGTAGCATCTGCTAAAACAATTGATGTTCCTGAACTACCTGTTCCAAATGCATCATTTCCTAAAGCTCCATTTAAAGTTGTAGTTGTTGCGTTTGAAGCTTCTCCACCCCAAGATCCAAGACCCCAACCATAACCTTTTTCTTGAACAGGTGTACCTACTGGATAATAATGTTGAACTCTAATACCTCCTGATGTCGTTGCACCAGCTCCTGTTTCATTAGATGGCATTGTAATTGTTAAAGTTGTCCCTGTTGGAACAGAGGTTACCATAAATTTTTTATTATCAAAATCAGAAGCACCAAAGTTAGAACCTGTTATAGTTGTAAAATTATCTAATAAAATTATATCATTAGGTGATATATTATGAGCTGTTGAAAAAGTTATTGTTACAGCTGAGTCACCATTAGTTGTGCTGAAAGCACTTGTGAGTGTTGTTGTAGTTTTAATAGGATGTATGTCATAAAACACACCACCTTGAAAGGCATATAAGATTCTATTTGTTCCTATGATTGCATATCTTTGAGATAAACTATTTAAAAAATGATGTAATCCTCTTCCTGCTCCAGTTAATTCATTTTCATTAACATTACCTAATTGATTCCAACCTCCTATTTTTTCAGGTGAATTATATCTAAATCGAACATTATCACAATCTATCCACTGACCTTCTGCTCCTGTGGGGGTAAGTTGTTTATTTATACCTGGTTGAAATCCAATTTTTTGTAACATAATAAATCTATGTATAGCAAACTTATTACTTGTTTAATAGAGTAAAAGCAGAGGGAATCTGTGGTGGATCATCCCTCTGCAAGCCTAATGTATAGATTATTTTTTAATTTTTGTCAATTTAAAACCTTTAAACCAACTAGGTGTACCTAGTAAAGGTCGTTTGTCTAAATAATTTTTTTTAGCATTTTTTGAATTAGCTTTGTTATAATGTAAAAATACTTGTCCACAGTTCTTGCCTTTAAATTCTTCTCTCCAATGCTCTAGCTCACAACCAGAATAAATTAACATATCCCCTGGATCAAGATCTACTTTTACACCAGCCTGTTTTTCTTTGCCTGTTGGATCAAGATAGATTGGCCATGAGTCACCACCTAAATTTAATGTCGTAGATATTTCACACGAGTATCTATCTTTATGTCTGGCTAGGACATCTCCTTTTTTATAAATTCTTGCATATGAATAAGTCTCACTTAATTTTAATTTTGTATGTTTTTCCATTACAGGTTTTACCTCTTGCAACAAAGTATCCATTACAATATCACTATAGTGAGAATAAGTATTTGGAACTTGACGGTCATTCCACACACCAAAATACTCTGTAAAGGGAGATATATATTTTTGATCAAATAAAAATCTTGCAACATTTCTTTTATTTAAAAAATATTTATAAACAAACTCTGCTAACTCTGTTGAAATAACATTTTTTAAAACTGTATATTTATTTGTTTTAAATGACATTTAATACTCCTTTTTTCATATTTATCTTTTATTTATAGGGCCATCCTAAGTTCCAAATAACTAAACTGTTTCTTTCTCCACTTTTTACTGGACATACTCTGTGCCACACGAAAGAAGGAAACACAACTAAAGATCCTTTAGGTAATATTTCTGTACATTTATGAATATTATTTTTTTTACCTACATCCTTATTTCTAAAATCAAATTCTAATTCTCCACCTTTATAATTTTTTGGATCTGATAGAGTTACAGTTACAGATAATTTTCTAATCTTACCATATGATGGAGTATTAGGTACATTATAGGGTTGATCCCAACTATCGCAATGCCAATCATAATACTGACCTTTTTTATATTTTGTAAATTGACAAGATTCAGAATAATCCCAATCAAAATTCCAACCAGCATTAGCATTTGCTTGATGCACATAAGGTTGTATTTCTTTATAAACCCATCTATCACTTATCCAAACAACATTAGAATCTCTTTTCTTTTTTAAATCTTTAATTTGTTTTTGATTTAATTTTTTATCAACTAATCCACCAGTTAATGCCATTTGATCTTGTAACTGTTGACCATACTTTACAATGTCATCACAGATACGTTCTGGAATGGCTGATTTAAAATACCAATAATAATTTGTTAAGTTCATATATCTTTATAAAATATTTATAACTTAATTATAAATTAAAGTAAAGAGGAATAAAAAAAATTGATCTAGATCAATTATGCAGATACCCAAGCTAGTGCTGATGCATCCCAATTATATGAATTTTCATTTAAATCTACTGCAATCCATTTTTGATTTTCTTCATCCCAACTGATTCTTTTATTTTCTATATCTGTTGGATATGTAACTGGAGCTTGCCAATCATCATTTGAATCTAATGACCAGGAAGCATAAGGTTGTTCACATATAAATTTATCTTTTGCAGAGTCATATGTAAAATCTCTTCCTGCATATTGTTTTCTAAAATTATTATTGTAAGAAGTTTGAACCCATTTTATACCAGTTGAAGAAAATGGACATACAGTTTTAAAATGTTCAGCAGCTTGTTCAGACTGGTCTCCTCCATTATCTGCAATATCTTGATCACATGCAACCACTACTCTTAATACTTTATTATTTTTATCTATTTCTGCAAAATGAGCCATAATATTATTCCGATGTTGTTAAAATTCCTGAAACTGTAAATGTTGCTATTTTATCTCCGCCTGGATGAGTTGAAGTTGAGTTTGTTCCTGGAGAGACTGAAAAACTATATGCAGAAGGGCCTCTTACGACAACAAGACCACTACCACCAGCACCACCACCGCCACCACCGTTTACACCACCACCTCCGCCACCACTACCTGTATTAACTGTCCCTGCTATTCCTTGAGAAGGTGAACCACTATTAGTACCACCGGCTCCACCACCACCTGATCCGCCTGCTGCATGAGTACCATTATCTCCACCACCTCCACCACCACCTGCTCTTGTGACTGAAGAACCAGTAATTGAGTTAGCTAAACCATTTCCACCTCCACCACCTCCTGATGGTGTTCCTCCTTGTCCTGCAGCACCTGCTCCACCACCACCTGATGCTCCATATGCAGGTCCACCACCAGCACCAGGTGCAGATCCTCCATCATTTCCTTGTGGTGGACTTACCGGAGGAGTATTTCCTGCTCCACCTGCAACTGGACCACTATATCCACTTCCTCCACCAGAACCTCCAGCACCACCAACTCCGCCACCACCAATACCATATCCACCTCCTGCAGAAATTATAGAACTTAAATCTGAAGCTGCTCCACTATTTCCTTGAGAAGTTGTAGGTATTATTGCTGCTCCACCAGCACCGACTGTTATTGGTTGTTCTGCTAAAATTCCAACTTTTGTTCCTCCAGGAAATGAAGTTCTATAACCACCTGCTCCACCTCCTCCTGAGTTTGGACTTCCACCACCTCCACCACCACCTGCTATAACTAAATAATCTACATCAAAAGGAAGAGGAACACTTCCTCCAGAACCAAATCCTAAAACTTGATAGCCAAAAGATTTTCTTTTTGATTGATTTTTTTTGGAACCTTTGCCTCCAACATTGTTTTGGAGAGTATCTATTTTATGGTCTCTCATATTCTATCCCTTATCCGTCGTTAGCGGCATTTGTAGTAAAGAATAATTTAATTCCTAATAATCTTGCATCTGCTGTTAATCCATCTGCAGAAACGTCTCTTGATACTTGGAAAAAACAATATTCATTTGCACCAGGAGAACCTGCTATTGTTACTGCTCCGCTTTCGGCTGCAACATCTAAATCATTAGATGTTCCGCTGTGTGCTTTTGCTGTTGCAACAACTTGTGTTCCAAATGCTGTATTTAAATCTCCACTGTCTGCTAATGCTACTGCAGATAATCCCCATGCAGTTGTACCAGTATTTGTTGATGTCGCTGTAAAAAAAGCTTGAAAAGTAACTGTTCCTGCATTCCATGATTTAGGAAATGCAACAGCAAACTGTGCAAACTCATCAGAATCTTTGTCAAAATCTAAAACTTTTATTTCAGGACCATTAGATAACTCTACTTGAGCAGCTTCTGCACCATTTGTAGAATTTGGATACATTGCAACTGCTGGAACCCATATAGTTTCTTTTCCTGCAATTTTAATTGCACCTGTAGCGTCTGCAGCATCTACTGCTTTAGCAATTCCAGTTCCATTAGGAGCTATAGTTATATCTCCATCAGCGGCATCTGTTATAGTAATTGTACCTGAGTTAGTTCCAGAGTTAGTGCTCATTACTAAGTCTGCGGCTCCACCAGTTGTTACTGTAAGTGTACCTGCTCCGTTTGAAGTTAATGTAGCTGCTGCTCCAGAATCTCCAACTTTTACAGTATCACCAACAAGAACCACGTCTCCAGTTCCTTTTGGAGTTATATTAATATCTATATTTGAATCACCACCTGTCGATGAAATAGTTGGTCCTGCACCTGTTGCAGCGTTTGCAATTGTAAATTCATTTATTGCAGAACCTGTAGCTGTTAGTAAAGCTAATTCATTTCCGTTGGTATCTAAAATAGAAGTTCCTATTTTAGGTGATGTTAAAGTTTTGTTTGTTAAAGTTTGTGTTCCACTTGTTGTAACATCTCCCGCAGGTAAAGTATCTATATCTGGGTTAGTTCCATCATTTGCAGTAGCAAATACAAGAGCATCACCTTTATCTCCTGCAGCAAAAGTAAATGAATCACCACTTCCTGAAACATATTTAAATTGAACTGTGTGAGAACCTGATGTTGAATTTCTTAAAAAATAAAATGTTTGTACATCTAAAGGAATTGTTACGATTTGGTTTCCACTAATTGTACCAGTAAACTCAATCATTCTGTGAGATAAAACTGCGCCAGTTGATCCATCAGAAACTGAAAGAGCTGTAGTTTGTGCTCCACCTGCTATAGATTGTGCAGTGTATCCACCAGATATTTGTTCTATAATCTGTAAATTAGTATTAGTTTTTGTACCCCATGTACCAGCGTTTTCACCAGTTGCTTGAAGTTCTACCCCTAAAGGTGTGTATGTTGATGCCATAATTTTTATCTCCTATGCAGCGTCACTATAACTTGTATTTGATCCAGTTGCAACATTTGTATACGATGAATTTGAACCAGTGTCAATATCTTGATATGCTTGAATACCTATTGTAGATGTTACAGAAGCGGTAAATTCTTGGCCTGTTAAGCCCATAACATCGGCAGGCACTAATGATCCTACACTAGCTGTAAAAGATACACCATCTAAACCTACAACTTGTGCTGAAGGATCTATCGCTCCTACAGCTGAAGTTATTTGAACACCAGATACAGCTACAACTGGATTAGAAGCTATTGATACAGTACCAACATCAGAAGTAGATGATACACCAGATATTCCTATAACATCTGCTGGAGATATTGATCCAACAGCAGAAGTAGATGATACACCAGATAGTCCTATAACATCTGCTGGTGTTAAAGAACCAACAGATGAAGTTGAGGCTACTCCACTAACTGATACAGTTGCATTAATTGTAAAAGAAACAGAACCAACAGCAGAAGTTGAAGACACTCCTGAAACTCCTATTACATCAGCAACACTTAAAGTAAATTGACCCCATGATTGTTCTTCTCCCCAAGTATCATTACCCCAAGCAGAACCTACACTAAGATTTGAAACAATAGCATCGGGTGCTGTTAATGAAACTATTTCATCTCCTACATCTCCCCAAGTTGAAACAGAATCATTCCATGCATCAGCTCCCCAACCAACAGTAAGAGAACTAATTCCCCAAGAATTTGCACTCCAATTTCCTGCTCCCCAAAAATCAGTATTAGGTGTATTTGCTTGTCCACCCATACCAGAGTGATTAGTACAATAATAATAAAGTGTTGGTGCAGAAGCTGCTACAGCTATTTGAGTGTAAGCTCCAGAGGATCCTGGAGTTCCAGAAGTTGTTACGCCTGTAGTATATTCAGAACCACCAGACCATGTGCCATTACTTGTTGTTGAAAATCTTAAAGGGTGGTTGTTATTAGAACTATCTGATTGATCAAATTTAAAAGTTGCACCTTCAACTAACTCTAAAGTAGCTTGTTGTACGCCATCAATAACATACTTATTACCACTATCAGTGCTAACTACTGTTACCGTGTAAGTTCTAGTAACGGACATACGTCGTTACTCCTCTAGGCTAATCTTATGATTGCGTTAGATGCGTCTGCTGTTGGAAATTGAATTGTAAAAGTTCCGCTGGTTACAGTTTTGTCTGATCCAAAAGCAACTACTGCACACGCTTTATCAGATTGTGAATCATTATAAATTAAACATCCATTTGCTGTAAAAGAAGCAGAAGAAAAACTTACATCTGCAAAATCACAAACTGCAGTTGTTCCATCAGTTGTTGGAGTTACACTTGTAAGAGTTGCTCCACCTGCAGTATATGCAGTTCCTGATGAGTTAGTAATTTCATTTGATGTTGAATAAGCTGTTGTGCCTGCTCCTAAAGATGCTGAACTTGTAAATAAAGCTATTTTAAAAGTGTTTCCACTTGTTGCTGTAAAATTGTGTGTACCAACTAAAAGTTCTTGTTTAAAACTTGTACAAATTGCCGATGTTATTGCCATAATTTATTCTCCTACGGGTTTGCTGAGTTAATTGGTATACGAACAGCACCATCAGTATAATCGTCTCTTCGTCTTCTTCCAATTTGCTCACTAGCAAACTTTTGTATCTCTTGTTTATATTTATTTTCGTACAATGTCAACATATCCATAGGACCTTTTAAAAATCCATATGTTTCAGAAAGACAACAATATAGTAGGCCATTTGGAAAATTAATACTAATATAATTAGTTTGATTACTAGACTCTAAAGTTGCTGGCATTTTATTAAAATGCACTCTAAATTTATATGTTGTATCAGGCACTGGAGCAAACATCATTCTACCAGATGTAGTGTCAGTGTCTCCTGTAGCACCACCAAACATAGCATAATATTTAGGCTGCCCTCTTTTAGACGATTCTGTTGAAGATACATATTCTTGTAAATATGAAACATCTTTTTTTTCTAAAAAAACATTTGCTCCAGTTACAGCTGATGTTGAGTCATAAACTTGTATGGCTCTAATAAATAATGCTCCTGCAGGAGCATTTATTGTTTCTTGCCCTGCAACTAAATTACCTGTTTGTTGTTTTCTATCTGCATCAATAGGAATATCTCTCATGATTCTATATTGAGCATTTAAAATAATATTTTCTAAAATATCAGTTGTTAAAACATTAGAATCTGTTTCTGTGTAATTTCTAATTTGTGTAACTAAAGTTGTATAACTTATACCAGCCATTATGCCACTGCCTCTCTACAACTTAAACAATTTTTTCTATATCGATTGTGTTTAGTGCAATGTATCGGTTTAATTTCTTCAAACACAACAATATGTGAATCTTGTTTTTTTGGTTTAAAAAAACTTTTAATTTTATTCCAAATATAATTTATCATAATATACCTCTTATCATTGGACTGACATATATGTTTTCTCCACCTCCTGTTATATTACCAACTGCATTATAAGGCAAGGTAACAGTGAAGCCTGTATTAACTATTTTTGTAGCTGGCGTAGCACCTGTATTCTCAGTTCTAGTTGTTACAGATTGTATCTCTAAACCTTGAAAAACATTAGAAATAGCGTGTGCTGTTGCTTCTGTACTATTTAAAGTTTCTCCTCTAAAAGGTGCATTTGTGCCTCTTGTTAAACCTGTTATTGTTTGTCCTCCAGATTTTCCTGTATATTGGATAACTTCTCTCTGAATAACAGGAACATAATTTGGATTTGTTGAACTTGGCGAAGTTGCACTTTGTATAAAATAAAAACCTGTTGCAGGAAAATTAGTATTAGAATCAAACGTTGCTGTTGTTGCT